TCCCTGCTCGAGCTCGGCTGGGGCTTCGTCCTCAACGTAAGGGACCCGATCCCGGAGGTCTGGCGGGCGTTCAGCCTCGAATGGAACGACTGGCAGTTCGAGAACCCGTGCCCGCGTCTTCCGATCGCCTACGAGGCGGACCGTGCTGAACTCGACCCCATGAAGCGACTGGTCAGCATCCGCACCGCGTGCGAGCTCAGGGACTGGGAGATTCGGACGGTCAGACGCTGGTGTGACGAGGGGAAGATCGAGTCCGTGAAGCATGGGGACTGGTCGATCCCGCTCGGGGTCGTGCTTGGCTATGAGCGACCTAAGCGGGGACGCCCCCAATAGAAGGAATCTTGAGCGACAATGGAGCCGATGGTCGAACGGGATCCAAAGATCGAGAAACTACTGCATCAGCTTGCGGCCACCAAGTCAGATCCAATGCTGTTGGTATGGGCCCACGTGGCGGATGCCTACGAGGATGGTGATTGCTGTAAGGCGCTCAGGATGCTTGTCGCGGCCCTTTCAGCGCAACAGCATGGCAGGGTTGCTAGAGATAGCCGCAAGTTCGATTCATGCCCCTTTCCTGCCTTTCAAGGGGCCCCGATCGAGACGGCCAACTTTCTCAGGATTGCATGGATGGCCGGCTACGAAGCTGTGGACACGCAAGCGCGCTGCGATCAGGCTGAGCGGAAGATCTACGAGGCCTACCAAAGCCTTGGCGAGATTCGATCGACGTTCATCGAGTCCCCTGATTTCATGATCAACAGCGCGTTCGGGCGATTCGCAACAGACATCTGTAGGCTTCACGGAACGATCCTGACGAACGCAGTGAAGCAGCGCATCATCGACGAAGAGAAGGAGAGCGCGAAGGAACGCGAGGAAGGTTTTTTCGGGTAACCGCAACTTTTCACCACGGAGATGTGTCATAAAATGTGACCGCTGACCGGGCGTTACTCCGTCTGGGGATCGGTCGAAAAACTGAATACCGCCCCGATCGCCACGGTCAACGCGTAGGCGTGAAGGGCACTAAGAGAGCTCGCCAGTTCACTGGGCGGGCTTTTTGTTGCGGGATAGCTCAGTTGGTCAGAGCGGGTGGCTCATACCCACCAGGCCCCCGGTTCAAGTCCGGGTCCCGCTTCCAAGTTTCGGAGCGACCAAGGCGACGCCTCGACCCCATCGAGGCCACTCGAAGCGAGTCCTCCAAGTTCGCCGGTCGGTGTTCCAAGTTCTGCCGACCCGCTCCGAGTCTCAAGCGAGGTGCCCATGAGCACGACCACGTGGATCGTCCTGCTGTTCCTGCTGGCGGCAGCTGTAGTCGGAGCCGTGCTGCTGATGAGCACGGAGGACACCGAGGAATGAGCTGGCGGCTGGCGAAGTCGCTGTTGACGCTCCGCGAGCAGGTCGACGCCGCGCATCCGGATCGTGACCGCGCATCAGACGGCACGATCGGGGATTTGGCGCACGCCGCAAGGCGGTCTGATCACAACCCCGTCGCGGGTGTGGTGCATGCCTGGGACGTGACCCACGACCCCGCACACTTCGATGCGCACCGTTGGGCTCGCGAGGTGCTGGTGGGGACCCGCGACTCGCGCCTCAAGTACGTGATCTCAAACGGCGAGGTGTGGGACCCCGTTCGCGGCTGGCACGCTTACCATGGCCCGAACCCGCACAACCATCACGTGCACATCAGCGTGAACGAGACCGGTGGCGACGATCCCCGCAAGTGGATGCTGGAGCCCGTGAGGCCGTTCCGCGTTATCGTGGATGGAATCCCGACATTGGGTGCGTTCCGCAACCCATCAGGAGTCACGATGGTGCCGCTGAGGCAGCTTGCGGACGCGCTCGGACTCGTCACGCACTACGACGAAGCTACGAACACGGTGACGGTGACCAAGCCCGCGTGAGGGGCAGGTAATCAGGTTTCGGGGCTCATGCCGCCCCGGGTTGAGGCGACATGGATCAGTTTCTCATTGAGTTGGGCAAGAGCGGCCCTTGGGCGCTCGTCGCGGGTTTTCTCCTATGGCATCTGATCAAGGCATGGGTGGAGGACCGGAAGCAGGCGCAGGAGTTCCAGGTGCTGGCGGTCCAGATGAAGGACTCGTTCAACAACCTGGCGGGCGAGCTCAGGAGCCTAGTGCAACTGGTGACGGAGCACATCATCGAGGGCAAGCCGAACTCGACTCGGCACTGATCGCGATCGCGCGGTTTGCCGACAAGCTCGAAGAGGTAGGCGGGAACAGACACCCGAAGTATCTGATCCTCTGGCACGCGTTCGCTCTTGGCGCGCTTGTGCTGTCCGCCGCCTCGCTCTGGGCTTCGGTGAACGCCTACGGCATGGCCCTGATCATCGAGAACGAGCAGGCGTCAGCGGTCAAAGTCGAGCGAATGAGGCAGGATCGCGACGATTCGCAGGACGCCAAGAACGCCGCGCAGCAGAAGATCAACGTGAAGGTCAAGGACATCCTCGACGAACACGAGAACAGGATAGGAGCACTGGAAGATGAATCCACGAGTCCAAGAAATGTACGATGAGGCGATCGCCGAGCTTCTCTCGGCTCGCAACGACGAAACGGCCGGCAACATTGAGTCCGCCGCTTACCGGCGCACGCGAGCCCGCAAGCTGATCGACGCGCTCGATCTGTTGCTGTTGGAGACGGCGTGATGATCGACATCAAGAAGATTCTCGCCGGCGCGGTGAGCGGCTTCGTCGCCGCCGCGATCGCCGACCTCGACGCATGGCGCGATGGACGCGACCCGGACGGCGGATTGCCCGGTTTCGACTGGGGCAAGGCCATCAGGCGCTATGTTGCCGGTCTCGTGTCGGGCGCGATGGCAGCGCTCGGGATGGGGCAGCTGTGAGGCTGTTTGAGGTTCGCCGTGACATCCTTCACACCCAAGCGAAAGGGTGCTTTGGATTGATCATGATCAGCTATACCGCAATCTACATTTTGCCAGGATCGCGCCCGGGTTGCCACGCTCCTGTATTTAACTGGCGCATTGGAAGCCATCCATTGCGCAAGGTGTAGAACCAGTTTGGGCCTAGCGTCCGGCATCCTCGCAACACTCCTCCTTCTCGGGGGATGACCCGGATCGACGGCCCAAAAGATTTGGGCGACCAAGCCGCCAAGATAGACACCGCCGCAGGGGTCGGCGGTCCCTCATCGGTGTGGAGTTCACTCACGTATGAGGCGCGGCGTTGCAAGTACTCGGCCAAGGAAAGCAACCGCCCAAAAGATTGACCCATGCAAGACACTTACAAGCCGATCTACCTCGAATGGGAGGACAGCGCCTCGGTTCCCGTAGGTTGGGAGACGATCGAGTCGGCACTTGAGAGCATCAAGGGGCCGCTCATGTGTCAGACGATGGCTTGGCTGATCGACAGGCGGGATGGAGTTTTCATCCTGGCGATGTCGATCACAATCGGAGACGTCACCGGCGAGCCCTACATGGTCGACCGCGTGTTCACAATCCCGGAACGCTGTGTGAGGTCGATGATTATCCTGGATCAGGTTCCAGGAACCGGATTAGCGCCTGCGGATGCCTGTAAACGGGCCGAGTAGTGAAGGCGGGAGAGCCACCGCGTAGGCTCCTTTAAGCACCACGGATCGAAAGGAACCCAATCAGGCCGAGACGTATGGCGCTATGGGGTGTTGGGCCAGTGTTCCAAACTGGCCGGGGCTGTCTTACGAGGGCAGCTTTTGAAACGGCACTCCTAACCCGCGCATTTCGACGCGGGCGATTTCAAGATGTGCGGAAATGAGTGCCTCCGCACCGCAGCAGCCTCACGGATGAGGCAACCCAGCAAGCAGGCCCGTCCCGCTTTTCACCCGAGAGGGCGGGCGGGCCAACGAACGATATGAGCGAAATCCCTCCCGTTGACGAGCCGCGTTCGACCTCAATCGCTGACCGATTGTTCAATCGCCAGTTGCACGAGGAGCTCGCCGAGGCATACCAGGACATCAGGCAAAACCCAAGGCCAACCGCCACGACTGCACTTGTCGGGACTAAGTGCCCGAGGGACGTGGCGGTGCGCTTCCAGTGTGACCCAGGAGACGAGACGGATCGGAACGAAGCGGAACAGACGGTGAACCGCACTTAGACCTTGTGACTCATGCGAACACAATGGACGGGGCCGCCGCCCCAAGGCGCACCCTTCACGACGGAAGATGGGCGCAGGATCTGCGGGGCTAAGACGAAGGCAGGAACGCGCTGTGAAGGGCTCCCGATGCCGAACGGCCGGTGCCGGATCCATGGTGGAGTCAACACCGGCGCGCCGCTCAAGCATGGCCGCCGCTCGAAGTTTCTACCGGCAGGGCTCCGCGAGCTCTACGAACAGGTCGAGGCCGATGAAACCCTCACAGGGCTCGAAGAAGACATCCGCACGGTCGAGGCGGACATTCAGCTCACGTTCCAGCAGATGCAGGAGCACGCCGGCGCTTGCTGGAAAGAGGCTCGCATGCTCTTCGAGCTCGGTGATACCGATCGGCTGAGAGACCTGTTCGATCGCGGTCTCGAGGCCGAATCACTCCAGGCGAAATATGAGCGCCTGACGATCATCAAAGCCAGGCTCGTCGCGGTCGAGGCCAGGCGGCTCGCCATGCAGGAATCGAACTTGAACGCGCGAGAGGCCAACACCCTCGTTGCGGCCCTCATCGCCGCCGTCAAAGAAGAAGTGCCAGATGCCGGTATTCGCAGAGCGATCCAGCTCAAGCTTGTACGCCACCTGTCTGCGTAAGCTCGCGGCCGGGATCGGAGAAATCCAGGAGGGCCGAGAAGAGCCGGAAGACGTCCAGATTACGACGTTCATCGACTGGCTTCGGGCAACGCTGCCAAAGGGGTGGTCGTGGAAGGCTCCGCACCTGCAGGCGATCGCCGAACATCTCGACGCGGTCGAAGCTGGTGAAATCGACCGGCTTGCGATCCATATGCCGCCTCGTCACGCCAAGACGGAGACGGTCACGATTCGGTACCCGGTGCTTTGCCTCTACCGGCGACCATCAGACCGGATCCTCGTCACGGGTTACAACGAGCGGTTCGCGAGAAAGCTCGGCCGCCGCGTGCGCAATCTCGCCGCGGGGCTCAGGGTCCCGATGGCGGACGACAAGACCGCCTCTGACGAGTGGTACACCCGCGAGAACGGCCTCGTGATGGCGCGCGGTGTGGGATCTCCGCCTACAGGTGAAGGCTTTAACCGGATCCTGATCGACGACCCCATCCGAAAGCGCGAGGACGCCGACAGCGAGACGATCCGCGAGAAGACCTGGGACTGGTACACCGACGACCTCTACACCCGTCTCGAGCCAGACGGCGCGATCGTGCTCACCATGACCAGATGGCACGAGGACGATGTTGGAGCCCGTGCTGTCGCCTCAGAGCCAGGCCGGTGGACGATCCTCAACCTGCCGGCGATCGCCGGCGGCGACGACAGCATCGGCCGCGACATCGGAGAGGCGCTTTGGCCTGACCGCTACAACCTAGAAGCGCTCGAGCGGATCCGGACCGTCATGGTGCGGGAAGAGGGTGAGCGTAGTTGGCAAGCGCTCTTTCAGCAGAATCCGACCCCGCGCGAAGGAACGCTGTTTAGGGTCGGCATGATCGAGCTCGTCGAGCGTGATGCGCTACCGGCCGTGATCAAGACCGGCGTGAATCGCTGGTATGAGGCGTGGGACCTCGCCGCGACTGCTGGCGGTGGTGACTGGACGGCCTGTGTGGACATGGCCGAGGCGGATGGTTTCATCTATGTTGATCCGCTCAGGTTCAGGGAAGAGCCGTACCAGCGGAACAAGATGATTCGCCAGCGCTGCGACCTCGTGAAGCCCCGCCATGTGCGGGTGCCGCAGGATCCGGGCGCGGCTGGAAAGGAGTCCGCGCAAGCGTTGATCCGGCTGCTGGCCGGCCATAGCGTCACTGCGACCAGAGACGACGGCGACAAGTTCGTGAGGGCTGAACCCCTTGCGTCACAGGTGAACGCTGGCAACGTGCGGGTTGTGAACGGCCCTCACGCCAGAGACTTCATCGAGGAGTTGCGGGTCGCTCCGAACGGCAAGAACGATGACTGGATCGACGCCGCCAGTGCTTGCTACAACGACCTAGCAAAGAGGGCCCAAGCCCAACGACCCGCGGTTGCCATTCGCAGGAACTAGCCCATGCAGATCACGGACCTGGAACGTGCGTTCAACGCACTCCGAGCGAAGCAGCCGATTTACGACCGCTATTGGGCGTACTACGACGGCAACGCGCCCACGATCTACTCGACCAAGAAGCTGCGCGAGATCTTCGGCAAGTCGATCGACTCGGTCTGGCGCGAGAACTGGTGCGCGCCCGTCGTCAACGCGGCCTACGAGCGCATCAACCTCGCACGGTTCGACGTCGAGGGCGAGAAGGAGCTCACCAAGTCCCTGAACGATCTGTGGGTCCAAACCGAGATGAACCTCGATTCGGACACGGTGCACCTGGCGTCGCTCGTCTGCGGAGAGGGCTACGTCATCTGCGGGTTCGCTGAAGACGGCTCCGTCGAGGCCTACTATAACGATCCCCGCGACTGCTGGATCAGCTACAACAAGCGTTCGCCTAAGCTCAAGGAGTTCGCCGCCAAGTGGTGGGTGGGGGACGACAAGCTTCGGTACATGACCCTCTACTATCCGGACCGGTTCGAGCACTACAGGTCGCGGACCGAGGCCAGGAACATGAGCAAGGGCGGGCCCGAGGCGTGGGACCTGCTCGAGACCGAGACGAACCCCGAGGGCGTGATCCCGGTCTTTCAGGTGCGCAAGGACAGGCGCGCAATCAAGAGCGACCTCCTGGACGCGATCGACATCCAGAACGCGATCAACAAGCTCCTCGCGGACATGATGATCAGCTCCGAGTTTGCATCCAGCAAGCAGCGGTACATCCTCAGCAACGCCGAAGGGTTGACGTCGTTCCGGAGCTCGGACGCGGTCTGGATCATCCCCGCCGGCGACAAGGAAACCGAGCCCACTCAGATCGGGGAGTTCGCGGCAGCGGAATTGCAGCAGTTCCTCGATGCGATCGAGCGCTTCCAGCGCGACCTGGCCGTGATCACGAGGACGCCCAAGCATTACATCGCGGGCCAAAACGGCGACCCCAGCGGCGAGGCCCTCATCGCGATGGAGGCTCCGCTCGTCAAGAAGTGCCTCGACTACATCGATCGCTTCACGCCCGAGTGGGCGAAGATCGCCGCCTTCATGATGCGGCTCGCGGGCACGGACGTGTCGCCAGACGCGATCACGCCGGTCTTTGACCCGGTCGAGACTGTCCAACCGCGCACACGGGCCGAAGTCTCCGAGATCCGCACGCGGGCCGGGGTGCCGCTCAAGACCGTTCTGCGGCGTGAGGAGGGCTGGTCAGATTCCGAGCTCCAGCAGCTCGACAAGGACAAGGCCGAAGAGGACAAGTCCGCAGCCGACATGTTCGCCGCCAAGGCGGGCGCGGCCGGCGCCTTCTTCGATCGCGGCACGGGTGCCTGATGACGATCCTGTCGGTGGCGCGCGCGTTCGCGCTCGAGCTGCTCGCACATGAGCGCCGTTCGGCCACGCAGATGGTCAAGGCCTGGGCGTCCGCATGGGAGCGGATCGACCTCGAACTCAGAGCGCTCATCGAGCGCATCGACCAGGCGATCCAGCGCGGGGAGACGATTTCCGAGTCCTGGCTGTGGCGGCGAGGACGGCTAGAGGACCTGCTCATCCAGGCGGGGCGAGAGACCGCACGCTTCGCGCAAT